ATGATGCTTTTACCCCCACAAATGTGAGCATAAGTCATGACTAAGAGCGATCAGGTCGTGATCAGTAATGATCCAGGTGCATCAGGTAATGATCGGATTGAATCGGATTTTGCCCAGTCATTAGCTGGGGCATTTGGCGCACCGACCCCTAGAATCCACACGCCATTGAATGATTTGCCATCACGCGGAGATGAAATCATTGATTTTGCTGCACAACTTAAAATGGAATTGATGCCGTGGCAAAAATTTGTGTTAATTAACAGTCATAAGATTTTGCCAAATGGAAAATATGCCACCCCCCTGGTTTGCACGATTGTGTCCAGGCAGTCAGGAAAATCCACATTGATGTTGTTGCGCATTTTGGCTGGCATGTATTTATTTGATGAGCCATTGCAAATTTCATCCGCTCACCGATTAACCACATCCCTGGAGCAATTTCGCACCCTGGTTGGAATGATTGAATCAAGTGATGAATTATCAAAAAAGGTGCAACGCATCAAGTGGTCACATGGCAATGAGGAAATCACAATCCAGGGCAAAAATGGTGTGAATAGATTTGCGATTAAAGCGGGTGGATCAGCAGCGCGTGGCACATCTCCAACAACAGTGCATTTGGATGAGTTGCGCGAGCAGCATGATTTGGATTCATTTGCTTCACTTAGATATTCGCTACTGGCTGCAAAAAATCCAATGATCATGGCTTATTCATCAGCGGGTGATCAACATTCGCTGGTGTTAAATCAGCTGAGGGATCGCGGTGTTGCCGCTGCTGCTGGGGGCAATGACAACATTGCTTATTTTGAATGGTCTGCTCCAACTGATGATGTGAATGATCCTGCAAATATCATTGCAAGCGTGCCCGCATTGGGTCATACAATCCACCTGGACAATATTGAGCAACTATTAAATGACCCGCCATCAGTTGTGCAAACTGAGGTGCTTAGCCGCTGGGTTGCAACAATTACATCAGCAGTGGATGAAACAAATTGGCGGGCATGTATTTCTGAGGATGTTGATCTTGATCCTGAGAAAATTACCTGGATGGCATTGGATCATTCGCCTGATCGTAGGCACGCTGCCCTGGTAGCAGCCCAGCAGTTGCCAAATGACCAATTCATAATCAAATTGCTTCACACATGGTCAAATGATTCAACGCTGGATGATAAAGCCATTGCCAATGATGCTGCTGCCTATTGCCGCAAATACCCAATTGAATTCCTGGCTTATTCGCGAAGGACATCAGCAGCGGTTGCAGATCGGATGCGCCCTGCTGGAATTCCAGTTTTAGAGGCAGATTCATTTTATCCGCAATCATGTGATGAATTGTTATCAGCAATTAACTCAGGGCGATTAAGACACCGAAATCAGGAGCAATTGAATTTGCAAATGTTGTCAGCAGTTAAATTGCACCGCGGAGATGGGGGCATGGTTTTGGGCAGGCGGGCTTCACAATCCGCAATTTGCGCTGCCGTGGCATCTGCCCTTGTCACACATTTTGCGACACGCCCATCAACAGATGTTGATATATTGATCGGTTGATGCTACAAGCCTGAAAAAATTGGCACATGGCGATCCTGGACAGATTCAGAGCAGTAAAGACAGATGCTCCATTGCTCACCCCTGATATTGCCGCAACTGATCTTGCTCCATTAAATAATTTGAATTCACTTTACACATTTATTAACACACCAATCTCAGCTACTTATTCAGAATTTATTTCAATCCCAACCGCAGCCAGGGCAAAAGGAATTATTGCATCATCAATTGCAAGCATTCCCCTGGTGTTGCGTGATCGCACAACTGGAATGAGATTAGATGCACCGCGTGTGATTGACACACCTGATCCACGATTACCAGGTCAAGCGACTTATGGATGGACTGCATCAGATATTTTGCTTTATGGTTATGCGTATTGGCAGATAACAGAATTATATGCAGACACATTTCGCATCAGATCAGTAGAAAGAATTTCACCTGATCGCGTAGGAATTGAAACCAATGCCAATGCCACTGAAATCACAGGATACACAGTTGATACAATACGAGTTCCTGATTCAGGCATTGGCAGCCTTGTTGTGTTTTACAACCCTGGTGATGTTGGTGTCTTAAATCGCGCTGGTCGCACCATTCGCACTGGTGCTGAGTTGGAGCGCGCTGCAATGAATTATGCGCGTGAGCCAATTCCGTCAATGGTTTTGAAATCAAATGGATCAGCATTGCCAGCAGATCGCATTGCAAAATTACTGGAGCAATGGGGTGTTGCACGCAGAAATCGCACAACTGCATATTTGAATGCTGACATAAATTTGGAAAAGGTTGGATTCTCACCTGATGAATTAGGTTTGAATACTGCAAGGGAACACATTGCCACCGAAATTTCAAGGGCTTGCGGCATTCCAGCATATTTCACTGATGCGCCTAGCGGATCATCAATGACATATTCAAATGCAGTCACTGCCCGACAAACTTTATTGGATTTCAGTTTGATTCCAATTTGTGATGCAATTTCACAAAGATTATCAATGCCCGATTTCACGCCATCATCCCAGGTTGTCAAACATGATTTTGATGTCTATCTAAGAGGATCAGCATTTGAGCGCGCACAAATTTATGAAATATATAACCGCATTGGCGTGATGACCGCTGATGAAATTATGAGGAAAGAGGACATGGCACTATGAAACTAACAACACCAATGACAATCACAGCTGCTGATTCAGAATCTCGCACCATCACTGGTCGCATTCTTGCGTTTAATGAACCAGCAAATGCAAGCACTGGAAAAGTTGTATTTAATAAAGGATCAATTGCACCAACAGATGTTTTTCTAAACTTGGAGCATGATCGCACACGCAGAATTGGCAAAACATTATCCATGACAATGAATGGTGATAAGTCAATTGATGCGACATTCAAGATTGCAAACACTACTGCTGGCACTGATGCATTGGTTGAAGCAATGGATGGATTGCGTGATGGATTCTCCGTTGAATTAGCGGTGAATGATTATGAGATGCAAAAGGATGGCACAATGAAAGTTATTTCAGCTGATCTCACTGCCGTTGCATTAACCAGTGAGCCTGCAATCCGATCTGCCCGCGTTTCACGCGTAGCAGCAACAACCGAGGATTCTGAAGCCGTAAATGCGGAAACAGATCAAACAACACCAACCGAAGGAGAAAACAAAGTGGCAGACACTATTGTTGAAACACCTGCCGCACCTGCTGAAACAGTAGAGGCGACACAATCAATTAAAGCAACAACACACACACCAATGTTTTATGCTAAGCCAAGAAACCCAATTGTAAATTTGGGATCATGGGCTGAACACACAATCAAAGCGCAACTGAATCCAAATTCTGATTCAGCACTTTATGTTCGCGCAACAAATGATGACCTGGGAACAACTAACCCAGCATTTAATCCAACACGCCAATTGAATGAGGTTATCAATGGCATCAGCAATTCAACACGCGGAAACATTGATGCAATCAGTCGCGGTGTTTTGCCTGATAGCGGGCTTCAATTTCAAATTCCTAAAATCACCCAGGTGGCTGAGGTTGATCCAGTAGCTGAAGGCGGCGCAGTGACAAATACCAACATTGCGAGCAGTTATCTAAATGTGGATATTTCACGCTATGCAGGGCGCAATATTCTGACAACAGAAATCATTGAAAGATCATCACCTGATTTCTTCAATGAATTGGTGTCAATCATGGCTGCTGCAATGGCATTGTCACAAACAACTGCCGTTGGCACTGCATTACTAGCTGGTGCAACTGCTGATGGAACACCAACTGCAAACACTGCTGCTGGATTATTAGCATTCACATCACGATCAAATGCTGCAATCTATGGTTCAACACAAAGATTTGCGCGATCACTGATCGTATCCCCTGACCAATGGTCAAACATTATGTCATATAACAACAATGGACAACCAGTGTTCAATGCATACCAACCACAAAATCAAGCAGGTTTGGTGACTGGTCAATCTCAGGTTGGCGTGGTCGCTGGCTTGAATTTCTATGTTGATAATTCAGGTGTCATCACTGGCACTGGTGATGGATCAATGGTTGTTGTTGAGCCTAATTCATACACATGGTATGAATCTCCAACTTATCGCTTAGATGTTAATAAGCCTTCAGATGGAACAGTTGAAATTTCAGTCAATTCATTTGGAGCAATCGCAACCAAAATTGGTGCGGGCGCACGAAAGTTTAATTTCACCTAAATCATAAATCATGGGTTGTAGTCGCTCCCGAATGCAGCCCAGTTGTAATGTAGAAAGGTTTGCTCATGCCTAATGTAATCAGTGCCGCATCATTGCGCCAGGTGTTAGGCGTGAGCGAATCCATGTATTCAGACAATTATTTGGATCAAATAATAAATTCAGCAGAATCAATTTTGTTGCCATTATTGGTTGCATATCAATCAGCGGTTGATTCTTATTACATTAAAGACGATAAGATTTATTTTTACACAACCCGCGCTAATCTTTTTGTAATGGGTCAATCAGTTGTTGTGACTGGTTGTGGTGATTATGATGATACATACACGATTGATGCCCGAACATCTGATGTGTATATGTTTGCTGCAAGCGTAGATGCAGCCGACACCATAATCACGCCAGTTATCCCCGCTGGCTTAGCAGTCCTTGATGGGTCAAGTGCTGCTGAGATTTATGCAAATAATGATACAATTAAAAATGCCCTGCTGGGTTTAAGCACTGACATATTCCAAGCAATTATTGCGCCTGGATCAGTAGCTGAGGGCGTTGATTTTGCGCAAACAATATTTCGCACTGGAAGGTCAATGATCAATAGACAAATGGGATTGCTTTACCCATACCTAGACACCGCAACGATTGCCCAATGAGTTCATCAATTGCTGAGGTTCGCGCAGAGTTAGCAACCGCCCTGGAATCAATTGGTGCAACAGTTTATTCATTTGTGCCTGAAGCGGTAATTCCCCCAGCATGTGTAATCGTGCCTGATTCACCTTATTTGGAATCAACGCTGATCAGTAAGTCAGCAGTAAATGTCAGAATGAATTTTGTTATTACTGCCGCGGTTGCCTACAACTCAAACCCTGGCGCATTAGATAATTTGGAAAAATTGGTCATTCAAATATTGGGTGTCATGCCTGATGGTTATGTTGTCGGAGATGTGCAACGCCCAACCATTACAAACATAAACACATCATCACTCTTAATTGCTGATCTTTCAGTCAGCACTTATTACAACCAAGACATATAAGGAGAGCAAATGGCAACAACAATTATCACTGGTCGTGATGTCACTTTCACAATTGATGGTGACAATTATGATGCGCAAGCAACATCAGCAACGCTGACAGTTGCATCAACGATTAACACTTATCAAACATTAGATGGCAAGGCGTATTACACAACTGACACTCAGGGAACATTTGCAGTTGAAATGTTGGCTGACTGGGGCGTTTCACCTGCTGGATTATGTGAAGGTTTATGGACTGCCGCTACATCCGCACCACAAACACCATTGGCAGTTTCATTGACTGCTGACACTGGAGCAGTTTTTACATTTGAGGTTCAACCAATCCTGCCTTCAGCTGGTGGCACTGCACCTGATGCACAAACAGTTTCATTGTCATTCACATGTGTGACAACACCGTTATTGAACGACTAATTTGGAATCGGGAGCAAACAAATGAAGTTACCAATCACAATTGAATACACAAACGGGTCATCAGAAACC